GCGTGCTTGCAACGAGTTTGGCTTTACGACCGATTTTTTCTATCGCGGAATACGCCGGGGCGTGGTCTACGAGCTGGCGATAAAGCTGCCAGATGCTGATTGCGACTGCTCACTCGGCTGAGCCGCGCAGCGCCAGCACCGCCGATTGTAGATGTTTTTCCGCTTCGCTGGTCGCCGGGGCGGCGGCAATGCGGGCAATAATCGCATCGATCCCGCTGGCGCCGAATATGCTTTCGTATTCTCCCAGCAGCTGATCCTCCTCAGCCCGGGTGTCGGCCTGCATGGCGCGCTCGAGCAGCAGCTGCCGCCGCCCGTAGCGCGCCAGAAAATCGGCGCATAGCAGCATCAGCGAATTGGCCTGCGCCGGTGCCAAATCGCCTATATCCCCATGGATCATAAAAGATTTGTCTCTGGGCTCTATCTCGCGGTTTGAGATGGAAGCCCATAGGTTCGAGTCACCGCAAGCGACCGCGCGGCTTTTTATGCTTCATAACCTATGAGCACCGGTTGCCTTTTCCAGCATTCAGGAGGTATGAGCGCTGGATATGAGATGAGGGTGGTTGCAGAAATAATGAGACAAGCCTGTGTCAAAAATGCTGACGCCTGCAATGATGACGATGAGGCGCTGTGGGAGGCCGTGATCCTAGAGCAGTTTCGCCAGCATGCGGGTGAATTGATCGAATTAGCCACCCAGGCGACCGCGCTACTTGCCGGCGCGCCCTATCTCGTTCGCATATTTATCTGTCATTGGCTGCTGCAGCGCAGCTACATCCGCGCGCCGATCGGTAAGGACGAATTTGCAATAATCAATCGTGCTTTGGCGCGTCTGGCGGCGGAGTGGGCTTACGCACGGCCCGCTGTTGACGCCGCAACCACAGGCGCAAGCCCTCTTCAATCGCCTGGGTGAGATTGGAGGTATATCCACGCACCTGTCTGACCAGCTCAGGATCAAGGCGCAAAGCCGTTGGCTTTCTGGGGTTTCCACGCGGCATCTGCCTATACAATTCCTATTGACGAAACGACCGAGACTGCCTATACAGTATCTCGTCGCTTACGGCAACCTTGGAGTTTCCAATGCCTGGTTTTCACTACTCAGATTTCGAGCCCAGCTATAGCCCCGCCATCGAGGCGCTCGTTGACTGCCACGCCGAAAGCCGCGGTGACCATGCAATCGAGCAGCTGAACAAGGTCTACGAAATACTGACAGAAGCCCGAACCAAGCTCGATCTGCTGCCGCCACTTGATCTGCCCCTCGATTGCACATGGGCGAACGATCCGCGTGCGTATGCAAACCAGCTGCATGAGCTGGCCGTCGAAGTGGCGCAGACGCGAGAGGAAATTAAATGCGGCCGGCACATCCCGGCGATCCGTGATGAGCTGATGGGTGATGTGCGCGAGGGGTGCGACCCCCGCGAAGTGGAGGCCGAGTAATGGCCTCCAAGCTCAAGGCGGTGGCCCCAAAGGCCGCCGCACCCAGCAAAGGCAAGATTGTCGTATTCGGCAAACCCGGCGTGGGCAAGACGATGGCAAGCCTTTCCTGGCCATCGGTATATTTCATCGACACGGAAGGTGGGGCGAATTTGCCCCACTACATCGCCAAGCTCGAGCAGGCTGGTGGCGCCTATCTAGGCCCCGAGCATGGCAGCCAAAGTTTTGATTGCATTCTGGAACAGGTGCAAGCGCTTGCGACTGAACAGCATTCCTACCGCACCCTGGTGATCGACAGTCTAACCAAGCCATTCAATCAGGAAATTGCCCGGGAAATGGAGCGCCTTGGCGACAAGGATGTATTCGGCGCATCCAAGAAACCGGCCATTGCTTACGTGCGCCGGCTGATCGCCTGGCTTAGCCGGCTGGATATGAATGTGATCCTCATTTGCCATGAAAAGAGCGAATGGGGCGTGGATGCTGACGGCAAGCGAACCGAAATCGGCACCACATTCGATGCCTGGGAAAAGCTCGAGTACGAGCTTCATTTGTGCCTGCAGGTGCAGCGCCAGGGGGATCGGCGGATTGCCCGGGTGCGGAAGTCCCGGCTGCAGAATTTTGCAGATGGAAGCTCCTTCCCTTGGTCATATTCGGAATTCGCCGATCGCTATGGCCGGGAATTCCTCGAGGCGGAAGCCAAACCGATCGTGCTCGCTAGCCCAGAGCAGCTCGCGGAAGTGCAGCGTTTACTTGGCTTGGTCCGCATCGATGATAGCCAGATCGAAACCCTGTTCAGCCGGGCGGGCGTATCAGACTGGCCGGAGATGAGCAGCGAGTGGATCGATGCGGCAATCCGAAAGTTGCGGGGGCGATTGGATGAGGCTGCAGCTGATCCAGCTTCAGCCGAACCGCTGCGCGCAGCCGCGGCAGTCATCCGGCCGATCAAACGGAGTGCCAAATAATGACCAACCAACCACGTCATGACATTTCGGAGGAAATGCGACGAGCCGCCACGCGCATGATTGTAGTCCGCAAATTCCCGCTGGTGGCCGTGGCACGCCACCTGAATGTGCCTAATCGCACGCTACAAAGATGGGTGAAAGAGCGGCGCCACCTATTTAGTTCGACGGAGGCGGCAGATGAAAGACCATGAAAAGGCCAGGCTGCTGCTACTCCGATCCGAGAATGACCGGCTTCGTGAAGCCCTGCGCTGTGCAGCGATAGACCTGGATTTAGCGGCAAGCTTTCTTACCGACGCTGGATCGCCTCGTGTCGAAATTATTCAGGAAGCACATGCTGCGGCCAAAAAGGCATTGCGAATGAGGCGTTCGGCGGAGACGGCATCCGCCGAATGATCATGTGGGTATTGCGTCGGCTAGCACCCGAAACAGCGCACTGGCTGGGGCTGCTGGCCCTGCGCACGGGGCTGTGGCGGGTCCAAGTCATTATCGATGCGCTGATCACCCTGGCCTGGACGGCGCCTCTGGTGTTGGTGCTGCGCCTCGCCCGCGCAGCATCGGCCGGCAAATAATTGGATTAGGCGCGATAATCGGCGTTATCGCGCCTCATCGCCGCGTTCGAGCCTTTCGATCCGCTTTTCCAACTGATCGATCCGCGCCTCTAGCTTGGCAAGCCAACTCGTCAATGTCAGCCGGAGCGCCTCGAGCATGGTAAAAACGGAGTCATCTTCATTGTCGCTCATTGCTGCCTCAACTTCGAAAAGGGGACCGAGAGCACCGGACGCCTATTGTGTGCGGCGCCCCCGGCCTCACCCGCCCAGGCTGAAGGGCGGGTTCCCACGGGACTTGGAGCACCCCGCGGCCCAATTCATTCAACGGCTGGCTAATCGGTGAACGAGCCGCAAATAGAGGCTGAGCACACCGCTCATTGCCGCAATGTATGCAACTACCAATACCAGCCAGAGCCGCCATTTTTGCGCTTCATCACTCATAATCTCACGAGATGGTGATCACGCATGTGGTCCGAAATGCTGCACTGCACAATGCTGCATCCTACTCACGACTCACGACTGAACAAAGCAATCAGCTCGCCCATGGCCTCGAGGGCGCGAGCAAACGCCTCACTTTGCCGCGGGCCCCAGGTAGCCGCGTCCCGGCGAACCCATATACAAACCAGCAACCAACGGGTCTGCTTCAGCAAGTCGAGGATAGACCGCTGGGCGTATAAATCCGCGAAATCCAGATCATCTCGCATTGCATGCACCCTCCTCCCGGAGCCGCGAGGGGAAGGAAAACCTGCGCGGCCCCGGGGTAGGCCCGACGCCCTGGTTGTGGGTGTGCCGACCCGATCGCCGGGCTGAGCCAGTGGCGGGCCACATACGACCGTGGGTTACGGAGACGGTGTGGCCCGCCGTTGGCTAGCCTACTCGCGGCTGTATTCCTTGCAAATCACACAACCGGGATGATACGGTTATCCACAGAATTGTGGGTAAGCCGGTGGATCGGTTAGGGGAAATGCCTACCGGGAGGCATGCAGGACTTCGCAAGGGCCGCCGCATGCCCCCGGCTTTGGGCCAGCCTTTCCACGCGCGCTTTAAGGCGACGGAAGAACATGCGCCGGCCCGGAGTGTGTCAGCTACTACTAAGATTGAGATCGACCCGGTCTGCCGGTGTCATCCCGCAGTAGGCCCGGCTGGGCCGATTTGTTTGCCCTCGCCGGCCGAAGCGCCAGCAACACCGCCCGAAGGGTGCCGCGAGCGGCTTGCATCACCGGATCTTTTTGCAACTCGGGCGAGAGAGCGGCGACTTCCTGGGCCAGGTTCACCATGCGCTGGATGGCCAGGAAATGATCGGGCGGCCTGCCGTTGGACTGCGGGACAAACTCGGGCTGATCCGGGCCATCTTCGTCGGACTGTTCCTCAGTCCAGGCCCTAATCCGGCGTTCGAGCCATTGGCCGATCGTCAGCCCCTCTTTCCGGGCCGATATGATCGCCAGGTCGCGGATTTCGGTGGGAACACTCTTGATTGTCCAGGGCTTGACCGTATCAACCGCGCCGACTAGCGGTTCAGCGGCATCGTCTTCCATGATCTGGTCCTACTTGTTGGCAACAAGTTGACCGTTTCGATGCGCCCAGAGTCGCGGCAAGCCGGGCAGACAAGTTGCCAACAAGTTTGCCCAGGTTGTGTGGCAAAAGTGCCGGCAAACAAGTTGTAAACAAGTTTTTTCCCTGTGAGGCGAGTTTCGCCTTGCAAGACTCTGATCCACGAACGCAGCATCGCGCCGCGCTGCCGATAGCAGCGAGTCGGAAGGATTAATCATGCCCTAGAACGCCGAAAGGCCGCACCCAAAAAGGACACGGCCATCCAACGACATCGTAGGTGATGCACCCAAACCTGACAATTTGGAGCATTACCTACATCGCCCAGTTTCGTCAAGCCCTTTTTGCGGGCAACGGTGGCGCACGTCCTTTTTCTGGTGGCGGCCCGGCGCAGGAGAGCCGATGGCCAACGCCTTGTTTGCCTTTCATCTCGAGGCTGCCTACCGCCGGAAGGAATTGACCCGGCTGGAAGTCCATATCGGATACAAGCTAGCCGCCTGGAAAAATCCCTGCCCCACGCACGCCCAGCTCGCCAAAGCCGCCGGATGCGACGAACGCACAGTGCGACGCGCACTCGCCAAAATGCGCGAGCTCGGACTGCTCACCTGGTCCCGACAGGTGGTGGTGCTGCACGGTTGGCGCGCTCAGATCGCAAACCGATACGAGCTGCTTTCTTCTAAGCCTATATCTTACTTATGTTTTAATAGGTCGGACATCCTGTCCGCATCAGGCGCGGCACAGGCTGCACAGGCCGATTTGGCCCGAGTCGCACAGGCTTCCCAAGCCCGAATTCTTGCTGCCTGGCAGGCCAAGCGAGCCGGGCGAGCATGAAAAAAGCCCGCCCCCCAGGGCTGAAAACCAGGGGGCGGGAACCAAGCAAGCAAGTAATAGGGAGGTCAAACCGGAATATAGCCCGCCAAGATAGCGGGACAAGGTGAATATTCCCTTAATCCGAGCGCTGGGGCTGCCGCGCCGCCTCAAAGGCAGCCTTCGCTTCATCTACCCAGGCTGGGCGAGTGTGGCTGGCCGCGTCCGCGAGCGGTGATTGCACCACTGGTGGCGGAGCGACCTGCGCGGCGGGGGCGAGCACCTTGGCGCCGCGCTGCGCTGTAACCACGGCCTGCTCGGCCTCAATAACGTCCGCTACAGCCCGTTGGATCACCGTGCGGGCATTCGCATTGTCGGGGATCAGCACGGCCACCAGGCCGCCAATAAAGGCCGGCAGGAGCACACGCCAATCGATGCTGCCGGTGCCAAGCGCGGCCAGGGCGCCGGCGATAATCGCGGTGCCGACCACACTGCTCGGCTGCTGCAAATGAGCCAGGATCTGGGACATAACCCCCCCCCCTTATTCCACGTTGGTTGCAAAAGGGTTTAGATCGCCAGCGCCGCTACCAGCACACGTGCTAAACGCCTAAACCAGCCGAGCTGGTAGACCTGTTTGCCGGTGCGGCAGTAAGCCAGGGCACGCAGGGCAGCAATTTCGGTCAGCAGCGCAATCGGCGTTTTTCGCCCGCAGGCGGCGAGAGTGGCCGGCCCCATGCGGCCATCCACCAGGCACCCGGCGGCGGTCTGCAGGATCGAAATTGCGGTTGGCAGGCCTTGGTTGATCGCGGCGTCGAACACCATGATCGCCACCGGCGCAGGTAGCTGATCGCCGCTGATCTTGTCCCAGAAATCCCGGCGATAGATCGCCAGCGCATCAGACTTGGTGAGGTTATGGATATCGAGACTGGGGTAGCTCCGGCTCGAAATGCCGTATTTCGTGCCGATACATTTGCCGATCCCGCATTTGCCCCCGGTCCAGTTGCCAGGATCGCTCGGATCGGTGCTGAGCTCGCCCTCTTCAGCGAGCACCGCTTCGCAGGCGACGTCAAAAATGCTCATGCCGATCAACCCATGTATTGAGCCGGGTGAGCCGGCGAGAGCACTCATCGCGGGCCGCCTCGGCGTGTTCATAAGCGTCGAGAAGATCACCAGCCCAGCGAGCCAGTTGAGATACCGTCCTAGGTGCTGGCGGCGGGGGAGGGGCCGCAACATGGCGCGGGCAGCTCTGCAAGTAAGCTGGTGGTTGCGGGGGCGCGGCCCCTGCGAGGGGCGCAGGCGGGGCCGGTGGTGGCCGCGTCGCGCAAGCCGCCAACAGCAACAGCAGTGGTAAAAATTTCATTTCGTCAGCTTGGCGCGGCTCGCTTGGCCCACGGCGGCCAGATCAGCCTTGATTTCGATCACCGTTTTTTCCAGCGCGCTCATGCGCGCCTCGAGGCCCTGCATGCGGGCATCAGCTTGCGCGGTCCAGCGCTCGAGCCCATCGATATGCGCCCGCTGGTCGGGCAGGCTGCGCACATCGCTGCGCATGTCATCCATTTGCTTGGCTAAGCCATCACGCAAATCGCGCAGCTGACCGGCCACATCCGATTTGAAGGCGGCCAGATCGCGGCCGTTCTGAGTGGCGTTGTTGCTGGAAGTGATCGCCCAGCCGATGACGCCTACCAGAATAACCGCGCAATTGAGCAGGGCACCGAAATTGATGACCCAATCAAAGCGCAGCCCGGTGCGATGGGGCGGGACAAGATCGGGCATCAATTCATTGCCAGCGAACGTCTAATTTGTTAGACTGGGCCAGATGAGCGAGGCCCCGGAAGAGGAAGAGCGCAGGCTAAGGATCGAGTTGATGGAAACTCAGATAAAGCTCTACCGGAAGCAGGAAGGCTGGGAGACCTGGAAGGTTATCACAACCATTGCTGGCGTTGTGATTGCTGCCTTTGGCGCCGGTTCCGCATTCACACTCGCGGTTATTGCCCTGCTGAATTATCTGCACGGCCAACCATGAGCGTAATTTTCGACACCTTGGCCTATGCCCGCCGCATGGAGCAGGTTGGGTTCACCCGCGAACAAGCTGAAGCCCTGGCCGAAGAACAAGCCAAGCTTATTGATGAACGGCTGGCGACTAAAGCTGACACTGCAGCGATCAGGGCCGACATCGAGGCGCACCGGCTTACAACCACGCGCGACATTGAAACGCTGCGGCTTGCAACCACACGCGACATCGAGCGCCTCAGAACCGAACTGAAAAACGACATGGAACTGCTCAAGCGCGATTTAACCATAAGATTAGGCGGCCTCATCACCGGCAGCGTAGCTGTAACTATCGCTGTTCTAGGTTTCCTAATTCATCACTAGCCAGGATCACACCCATGAATTTCGAAGCATCGGCCTCGATCCTAGCATTTGCAGCCGTAATGATCGGAGCGGGCGTCCTTCTAACCCGGTATCGTATCCGGCATCCCAAGCTTGAGCGGGCGAAACCGCAGCTACCGCTGCCGCCACAAGATGAAACCACCTTCCGAGAGGTCGTCCTAACCTATGGCACGATTGCTGGAATAATCTGGCTGTGCGGGGGCTGGCCGTGGATTGTGGCGCATTGGCACGCGCTTGCCTGGTCCTTCCTTTTAACCTTTTTCCTCACGGCAGGTTTGCAGATCAGCGCTATGTTACTGATCAGCGGCTGGACGGCCTTGCAAACGACGGTTCGCCGCAATCGCCGCCGCGACTGGCGCGGCAGGCCCTACCAGGAAATTTTGCCCCCCTTGGTTCGCCAGCGCCGCCGCCCCCAAGGATGGATCGATTAACCGGTTTACGACCGCATCTAGGACTTTTTGATCTTGTGCTTTGTAAGCTTGCCTAAGCGCCCATATTGCCGCGCCGGGAATAGGGCCGTGGGTGAACGTCGCTATACCCGACGCGAGCGGAGCGCCAATCTCACTAAGCAGGGCGTTCGTGGCAAAATTCTGAAACGTATTGGTGCCGGGAGGCATGCCGAGCTTGGAATTTCCCGCTCGGCGCAAATCTTCGCGGATGTTGTAGAGATCATTCATCACCGCATCTGGGATCGATTTCGCATCGCGCGGCCCGGGCATAGCGCGCTGCTGCTCGATCCGCTTCAAAGCGCTGTCCATCTTGGCAAGGGTGATGTTGCCTTGCGCGTCCGTCACATTCAGCCGCTGCAGGTATGCCTGCGTATCGATTGGCTTGGACATTGCGGCATAATCACTCAGGAATTGTTTGTATCCTGGCGCACCCTGCTCAATGACCGGATCAAGCGCATCCTTGACCTGGCTCAGCTCGCGCGAGGCCAGCCGGGCGTTAGCAGCATCGCCCTGCGATAGTGGCGAAAGCATGTCGGTAAGCGCTTGTCGCACGCCATACAACTGCGCCGGGTCCTGCTGCAGATGGGTCACTGTCTGGCCGGTGGCGGGATCGGTAGTTTCCCAGGTAAGCTTGTTCCGTATGCGGCCGAGCGTCGATTGCACGATATCGCGCTGCCCAGATGGGCTTTGCAGAATTTGATCGATTTCCTGGATCACTGGCGTGGGGTCGGTTGGCTTGGCATTGCCAAAGGCCGCTGGGTAATTCTGCGCCGCCGTTTGCGTGCGCAGATCGATCAAATCCTGCAGCGACTGCTGGTCACCTTTGACGGCATCGAAGGCCGCGCTTCGAGCCAAATTGTTCTGCTTCGCTATCTCCTCGAACGGCGTTGACCGAACCGATTGCACACCCCGCTCAAGAGTAGCCAGCCCCGCGTTACCGGTGGCTTGCGCTAGAGTAGGCTTTGAACCAGGCACAATTTCAGCCGCATTCACCGTGGTTGGGCCACCGTCCGCCCACTTCTGCACAACTGTATCGGCAAGCGTATTGGTTCTAAATGGCGTTATGAGCTTGTTGGCGAGCCAGCCGGCGCCACCTACAAGCGAGCCGCCACCAGCACCGACGAGAAGCTGGGTTCCTATTGGCTCATCTGAGCCCCCTGACGTTGCGCCGGCAGCAAGCGTGCCTTGCGCTGCGCCACTGGTTATCGAGCTGGTAAGGGGCGTAACGAGCCGATTGAGAAGCGGCACAGCCCGCATCACGCTTCCAGCCCCAGCTAGAACCGGTCCCGCCGCTTCGCTAATCGGGAGCGTCGTGCCAATTTGACCGTATAACCGCCCGGCCTTGAAGGCGAGGCTGTTGCCATATTGCTGTTCGTTGGCTTGCCGCTGCGTGGCCAGCTGATTAATATCCGCCTGCACGTTTTCCGGCGTTGCGCCCATGAACCGGTCTACTGCGCCCAAAAACGGCACATGCTGATCGGCCCACTGGGTGACGTTCTGCATGGTCGAACCAACGTCCCGCACGCCCTGCACCACGCCGGTTGCGAAGTTGTGCAGCGCCGGAATGTTAATCATGGGCGGGGTTTCTGGCTGCGCCGCAGGCGTAGCGTTCGCCGTTTGCTGCTGCGATTCGGGCGCCCCACCCGGACCGCGCAGCTCTTGCTCAAGCTGGTCATATTGGCCGCTAGGTGGCGCATCCTGGCCCGGCTGAGCCGGCTGAGCCGCGGGTGCGGGGGCTGTAGGCTGCCGCCCTGACTCTAAAGCACCACCAGGACCACGCAGCTCCCGCTCTAGGTCATCGTATTCGGGATTGCTTTGTGGCTGCGGCTGCTGCTGCCCGCCGCCGCCGTATCCAGGAACCTGCCTTTGGTTGCTGGCCAGCACTACCCGATAGTTGCCGGATTGATCCACCGGGCTGCGCCCATCGGGACGGATGGTGCGCTCAGAAGCCGCGTGCCCCTTCCATTGATCGAGCACACGAATGCTGCCGGGAACCTCACCCGGGCCCAAATAAATCGCGGCATGGCTGGTGTGATCGGTGTGGTTGCCATACCGGCCATCGGGATCGAACGTTGCGATCGGCGTGCCAATGGTGAGGTCATTGTTCCCCACCACCTGATCGCCCGGGCTCCATGTCGAGGTGTGCCCGACCCCGGCGGCCTGCTGCACCAGTGCCACGCACTGGCCGCTACCGACCGAACGGCCGTAAAAATCGGCGAGCACTAGCTGCCTAGCCCGCCGAGATTGTATTGCTTGGCCATCTGGTAACTGCGCATATAGTTGTTATACGCAGCCGATCCTTTTTTCATCGAATTGAGAACGGCCGCACGCTGGGCCGGTGTTTGCTGATCGGCAATGAACGCCCGCGGATCGAGCTTGTAAGTTTGGTTAGCCATATAGTCATTGAAAGCCTGGCCGCGGGCAGCGGCATTGGGATGAGTCGCAACAAAATCGAGGTATTGCGCTTGTTTCATCCGCTCGAAGCCAAGCTGCGCGGTGATCAGCATCTTGGCTGCTTGAGGTGAGATATTGACGCTAGGAGAAGATTGCTCGGCAGTTTGCAAACCTAGATCGCTGCGCCCAGCGCCCGGCCTAGTCGTTGCGGTTTGCGTTAGATATTTTTTAACCTCATCATAAGCGGCAATTTCGTCAGAGTTTTGCGGGTTGACGAAACGATTGACAAAATCGGGCGCCACGGTCTGCAGCCGGCTGAACAGATCGTGCAGCGCCTGGCTGCCCAGCCCGGTTTTTGCAGTTTGCAGCGCCTCGAGGGAGCGCTCGAGCGGCTGCACCCGGTCCTGATAGGTGCTCGCATAAGTCTGGGCATTGGCAAAGTTTTGGCTCGATGCCCTGTAAGTTTCTTCGGCACCTGCAGGCAATCCTGATGGCAATCCGCGCGGTTCGGCAGATGGTGGCGTGGCTGCCGCAGTTTTGCCGGGTGCTGCTGGTGACGCGGGCGCGGGCGCCGTAGTCCCACCACCAGGCTGCTGGCCGCCCGGTGCAGATGGTGCTCCGCCTGTGGTGGTTGGAGGCGCGGCTCCGCTGCCAGCCATCGGGCGCCAGCCGGTATATTGCGACAACTGCCAGCGCTGGATGGTTTTGCGCTCACCCGTTGAAGGATTGATAATGTCGATCGGCTGCGTATCGGCTTCCGGCGTGTTGCCCTTCGGAATGGGCGGCCCGCTCACTTGGTTGCCGGTGGTGGGAACAATACCCGGGCCAGTATCGTGCCATTGCGGCGAGGGCGCAAGCGGGATTGTTCCCCCCGAAGTTCCAGGCCCCGTCACCGGAACCGTGCTGGGCGCCCCGACTTGCGAATTGCGAACGAATGTCACATTAGGCCCTGTTGTGACCAGGGTCGGCGTCGGGAACAGCGCCTGCAGCAGATCATGGTGGTTTTGGTTTGTCAGCAATTGGTGCTGCACCCACTGGCGCAACCCCGCCGGATCGGTCGGCATCGTGGCCATAGAGCGCACAAACTCATCCTTGGTGACGATGTTGTTCGCAACGGCCTGCGCGCCCGCGGTATATACATCTTGCGGCGTTATATTCGGCTGGGCCAGCAGCGGTGCATATTCGTTGGCCAAATAGGCAGTTTTTGTCATAGCCTGGTTGAGCGACAGCCCCTGTGCATTGAGCTGCTGGATTACCTGCTCTTGCGCTTGCCGCACGGTATCGCCCGCGGCCAAAGCGGCGGCAGGATTTTGCGCAACCCCAGTCATCAGCTTGTTGACATTCAGCTGGCCGGTAGCCGGATCGATTGCCTTCTGCCATTCCTGCCCGGCGGCCTGTTGCGCCTGAAACTTCTGATTTTCGTTGAGAGCGTTCTGCAGATAAGCATACTGCACGCCCATCGTCAGCGGATTAGCGGGCTGGTCCTGCTTTGGGTTCAGCGGATTGGCAATGAATGAGTAATTGCCTGTGGTGCCGGACATTTGGCGTCCTTACACTCCTATGCCCAGCTCACCGCCCGGGGCTGGCGTCGGCGTCGGCGTCGCTGGGCTTCCGAACAGCTTGTTCATCATCAGATACTGCATCGGCAGATTGCCGATCGTGCTACCGATGTTGCTCAGGCCGCCGGCTAACGCATTGCCCTGGCCCATGATCCCGGCTGCTTGCGCCTGGCCCATCTGGCCTATCGTATTGCCCATATTGGCCGCCGCCTGCGTGGTTTGCGAACCAGCCCCGGTGGCCACATTCGCCCCCAAAGCCGCGATGTTGTAAGCCCGCTGATAATTGCCTTGCAGCTGATTGATATCAGCCTGCCCGAGGCCGAGATAAGCATTCGATAGATTTAGTTTATTCTGGAAATTTTGCTGCGCGTTCTGCAGCTGATCGGCATAAACCTGCTGCTGATTGCCGAAATTCGCCAGCGCGCCGGTGAACGTGTCTTGCCAGCTCTGTTGCTGCTGATTGTAGCCCAGATTTGCTGCTTGCAGCTGGTCCTGCCAGCGCTGCTGGGCGATATTGAATTGGGTCTGGTAGGTGCTATCGGCCAGCCCGGTGGCGTAATCCGCTGCGCCCTTCAAGGCGGCCCCGCTTACCCCGAGCCCCTTCGCAGCGGCGGAGTTCTGCACCGCCTGCAGCCCCTGGTTCAGGGTGAATTGGTAGCCGGGTGTCGCCGCAAGCTCGGCTTGCGTCATTTGCCCAGGGGCAGAGGCGATCGGTATAGGCGAGGGCGCGCCCGGCAAGCCAGGTATCGATGGCACGCCCGGCATAATCGGCGAGCCCGGCAAATTTGCTGCCGCCTGCGGCAAATAGGGCGAAAGGTAATTGGCGAATTGCGCCTCGCGCGCCTGCAGATCGTTCGCACCCGCGTAACCAGTCTGGACATACGGCTGCTGAATCGCTTGGGCATATTGCCATTCAGCCGCCTGCTGGGCGAGCGAAGCGTTCTGAGCCGCCTGGGCAGCTTTCGAGGCGGCACCAGCCGCACTCGATTGCATCATAGACCCACCAGCGCTCGCCGCAGCGGAAGCTACCCCTGCGCCAGCGATTGCAGCCGCTACCATGCGTCTATTCCTTCAAATACCTGCTATAAACGACTTCGATCGGCTTCATGCCGAGCCGCTCGAGCAACTTGCCCACACGTCCATCTTTGAACCCAATCTTTTCATTGATCAGCACCTTGCACGGCTTGGGCAAGGCTTTTAGCGCCTCGCTAAACAGCCGATATCCCACCAGCCCGTTGCGGTGCTCGGGCAGGATGAAAAACACATCCGCCTCGCAATAAGTGGTGCCGCGATAGCGCACATGCTTACCAATCCACCAGGTGATATAGCCGATCAGCTTGCCATTCTTGCGGGCCGCAAACGCCCGCCAGCGCCCTGTTGCTTCGAGCTGAAGATATTCGCGCCAATTGGTATCGAGCGGCACCTGCTCCTTATCGAGCGCAATTTCCTCCCAATGCTGACGCGTCAGTTCCTCGACGCCTTCTGCCAGCAACCATTCGAGCGGCTCCCAGGAGAAGGTTATGAGGGCCACGTGCGCACATCCACCAGCAGGTGAATGCGATCATCAGCCGAATTGTTGATAACTTCGTGCTCGACGTCCGGCCGAAACCACCATACCTCGCCCGACCGCATGCAGATTGTTTCATCACCGCAGCGATACAGCGATCCGGGCAATCCTTGTAGGACAACGTGATACCGGACCCGATCCGGCGTTTGCACATAATCACCATCCTTATCGACGTGCGGCAAGATACGCCCACCTGGGCGTAGCCGGGTGATCAGCAGCCGCCCCAACTCGTAGCCATCCACGCGGCGCATCAAATCGAGAACCAGCACCTTGGCTTGCGGCAATTTCGCCGCGGCCGGGTGCCATACCGGATGATCGTCCCCGATTACATTGGTGGTGGTGGTGCATTTCGAAGCATCCGAGAACCGGAGCCAGATATCGTCTACGTCACCGTGTGGTGTGTTGGGAAAGGTGGTGCGGAAGCGGTTCGCGTTCCAAAGCTCGGGCTGACGTTGCACGGCATGGGCCAGCGGCAGCACGTCCACCCCGCCAGCAATTAGCTGGAAGTTACGCATAAAGCTCCTAAACTTTTATGGGCTCAGCCCCACCAGAAACCGATACCACACCGGGCTGATCGTGTCGGTGCCAGGAATGGTGAACGGCGCAACCGAACTCGGCACGGGCAGGCCGGCGTTCAGCGCAAGACTAACCAGAAAGCGATACCAAGTAAGGCTGATTGTGTCCGTGCTGGAAATCCTAAATGGCACCGCTGAGTTGGGCACGGCCACGCCAGCAGCCGATGCAAGGTTGACCAGGAAACTATACCAGGGGAGCGCAATATCATCGGTGCCGGCGACGATGAAGGGCGCCTGCGAACTTGGAACCGCGCTCACGAGCTACAGGGATCAATTTGAATAAAGGCCCCCTGCAACGCGGTTTGAACGTTTGCAGACCAGAACAGCTCGAAGCATCGGTCGCGGGCATAACCAAGTCTTTGCCATTGAATTGAAGTAAGATACTGGCCAGTCTGCCCCATGCTGCCGGTCACCGGGTTATTCCAGGTCTGGCCGCGAGTGTCGCTCCAGCGCAGGCTCACTAGCGGCGTGTCCGACAAATTCGTATCGGTGCCGACTTCCATATCTGCGATGAGCGCCCGGTATATGATCCGCTTCCCATCTTGCACCAAATGAGGAAATCCCCTGCGCCGCATTATGGGAATGGTGTTGTCGGTATAAACCGCCGGATCAAAGGCATAAATCTGGCCGTTCCCCGAGTAATCGCCAACCACATTCGTGTTGTAAACGAACGAATGGCAATTCGCCAGATGCCGCCCCTCGTGCAACCCATCCGGCCCCGTATAGGCCCGCTCGTGCCACAGGCCAGTGGCCATATCGTAGCACCAGGTTTTATTCACGGTGGGAAACGTCAGCACATAGAACAAATGCCCCATCTGCTGATAGGTGAAGGCGATGGCGTCCGAAACGGTGGGATATCCGGCCCATGCGCTTTCAATCGCGTGCGTCGATACCCGCTTAGCTTGGTAGTTTTCGCCCTGCAGCACGATCAGCTCACCCTGCAGGTTCTGGCTCAGCCAGAACACCGATGTATCGGCCTTGGCGATCGAGTATTTCGCCACACAGCCCTGCTCGATGAACGTGCCGGGCAGCCGAGCAAACGGAAACGCGTTCCCGCCCACGTTATACCAGACTTCGGTGGTCAGCTGGCCGATCAGCCAGATTTCGCGATGAATGATCGCGATGCCCACCAGCGGGTCCGCATACCCGCTTTTGTTGGCGAAATATGTAGCGTCGAACGGCGTAACGACATTAGAAGTGGTCGTATAAAATTGCGGTGTGCCCGGCTTGTTGAACAACAGATAAGTATCGAGAAATTCGACCCGATCGGCACCATAGAAGGCCGGATCGCTAATCGTGGCAAAAGCATTCGTGTTCAAATTGATCGTGTAGCCGCTGGCCGAGCCATCCACCAGCACCGCCGTCGTGCCGTTGTCAGCAATCGACACCTGGCCGGAAGTGGTGCCGATCGTGCCAAGCAAAGTAAATACCCAGCTCGGTGAAACATAGTAGACCTTGTTGCCTACCACCGCGATGAGGCCGAGCCCGTTCGAAAAGCGATAGAGGCCGCGCACCACGCCGCCCACGGGCGCCGTCGCCAAAAGTCTGAGACCTGGCGTTGGGTAATGCGTCACCGGAGTAGGTGCGTCCTGCGGGTTGCTTTCCGGGTAGAGGTTCAGGCAGCGCTGCGCTTCAGCAATGACGGAGCGCGCGGTGTAGGCGCCGCCAACGAGGGGAATGCGCATTTAGGGGATGGTGAGCGGGGTGGCTGGCAGGGTGTTCGATCCGCCCGAAGCAACCTGGGTGAGCGCATAGACATAATCGCGGATCGCCGTGGCGAAATGCGTGAAATCGGTCGCGCCAAAAGCGTGCGCGGCCCCAGCCGCGTCGAGGTAGCTGAAGGTGGAGCCGCCGCCGGGCAAGCCGAGCCCGGCGTTGATGCTAGTCTGCACG